TTCGTTCTGTCCACCACCTATCCACATAAAGGTATCTTGTGCGTTAATCAGTGAGTAAGGCGCAAAGCATCCTTTCTGCAAGAATAGACCTGTACGCTGGAATGGAAAGTCAGCACCGCCTACGTTCTGGAAGGCTTCAAAGGTTTCACCGCCAGAAATGAATAGCTGATTCTTAAAAACAACCGGGGCAACAATGTCATCAGGGTCTGACTCAGCAGTACCAAAGTCTAATGCGTTGTAGCTTAGACCATCGTTCAGTGCGCTCACAATAAACTTCTTGGTGTCAGTTGTTACCAGAAAGTAGCCATCAATAAACACTACAAATTGTGGTGCGCCATTTGCCGTGAAATCAACATCAGTTATCTGCGCAAATACGTCTGTTACATGATTATAGATGTAACCATTACCGCCTGGGACAAGCACCATCAACTGAGTACCGTTGTCAGCCATTGATACTCTAGTAGTCTTGGTTACTGTTCCAAGCGTGACCAGCGTGTAAGTTGTAACGGTATCAACTATTGTTTGATCTAGCCTGTAAAGAGTATCTCCATTAACAAAGTATGGCTTGCCAAACATCTCATGCGAACCGCGATTAATCTCATCAACAATACCGGAAGTTGCTACCTGATATATACCATCTGTTCCAAATAGATTCTCTTGTGATAAAGCCTGACCTTGCGCAATATTGGGATACCAGTTGGTGCATTCCTGCGCTGATATTGGCAGGGAATCGCTAACGTAGAATCCGTTGGCTATTGGCAGTTGGGTAACTGGCATTAATCTGCCCCAAAAACAATGCGAGAAACAACAAGATCATTTGTTCCTGTTGCGTTCTGGACAAAAACCTCAATGTAATCGTTTGTTGCTAAACTGACGTTAAATGAGCAACTCATATTATCCAGAATACCAGCAGCACTAATATCTGTTTCTTGCCTTGACCCGGCCAGGACTGCGCCATTTTTGGCTATATATACGGACACTTTCTGATTCGTGCCTGCACTGGTTGTAATGGTAAGAGTTGCGGTAACAAGTTTTGTGGCTGTTGTAGACCCCGTGTATGTCAGTCGGCCAGCAGTTGTGCCTGTAAAGTTTGCGAGAGTGTCAACTGTCCACGTTCCAGCGACTAAAACAGGCGTTACCGTTGCCGCTATAGTGGTTGCGGTTGCATTGGCCTGCATATAAGACTGCGCGTAATTGGTTGCCTCACTTGCAGTAAAGACGATAGTCGCGCCACTTGTGGCTACGGTTATTCCAGACCCGGCCACCAGGCTTGGGAAGGTTGGTGAGGTTGCAGTTGTATTCTGCATGATTGGCTGTCCGGTTGTATCAACCGTGAAGCTGTGCGATAACGCCACTCCATCAGTTGCAGATACATTTGCCTGTATACCTGACCCGTTTTCTATCCCACGAATGTTATTGATCGTTCCGTCTATATTCAGTATTGGCGCAGCAGTTACTGCTCCAGCTTGGGCCATGCTTCCAGTAACACCAAGACCGCTTACAAAATCAGAATAACTAATTTGATAATTTGCGTTGTTAACCCAGAAATCACAGTACGATCCTGCTGTGACTGTAGTTTTGGCGATGAAATTACTTTTCTTTCTACCTTCCGATCTATCAACCATTAGTATCGTTCTCCAAGCCTATAGCGCCTGTTGATTCTGCTAGAATTTCTGACTCTCTGTCAGGGTAGAACGCCCCGGTGAGTCCCCATCTCTGATCTTCATTACCAGAACCGATAGGTAAGGTACAAGGATTATGACTGCGACCAATCCGCTGGCCTAGAAGTTTCATTGTCTGCAAGCCTTGCTGTGCCGCAACAACTAAGCCCTGGCTGATAACTCCGCCGTAATCAGGCGAAACCTCAATAGCCATGTTAGCAATTAAGCCGCGCAACGCACCTGAAGGGATAGTGACCTCATCGGCAAGATTATCTACTACCGTGTAGCCCAAGCTGACACCTGAAGCATCTAGCTGAGACATATAGTTATTCATTGCAAAGATAAAATCCTGATATTCATCAGGCTCAAGAGAACTCTCAGAAGATTGTACTAAGATTCGATTTAGTGAGGCGGTTGCAACTTGTCCGACAGTAGCCATTATTCAAACTCTACGTCAGGCTTGCGTTTCATGCCTTCAGTAATTGCGGACATTTGTTTCTTTAGCCGAGCCTTTTTTGCTTTGATTCGGTTTTCTTCTTCAGCAAAATTCTTGCCTTCCTTACCTGCGATCCTGAACAATTCATCGTCAGCGTTCCTGACTTCAATTTCAAGTTCTCTAAGTCTTTCTGCCTTATCCATCCCGGCATCTGTGTAATCAAATTCGTACCCAGCAACAATCGGCATAACAAATCCCCATTAAAAAGATGGGAGAGGACAATTCCCCTCCCATCTAGATTGGTTCCTAAACTCCAAATCCTTGGCCCGAGAAAAATGGGTTAAAGGTAGCATACGCTGGAAGTAAGTCGAAACGTACTTTCTGCGTATTAGAGTCACCATCTGAATACTTGGTAACACGGATTGACATACCATCGCTGGTAGTGGCAACCGTATCAGTAGCATACAGTTTGGGAAGTTTGACCGTTCCAAGACCAAAGGCTTGCTTAGTGTAAAACAAGTTTGGTTGGTACAGCGTGGATGCCGCACTCAAAAGAGTAACAACGTCAGTGATTACTGGAGCAGCATCAACGGTGTTGTACTGTCCGGCAGCTTCGTAGATAGCAGGGCCAGCAACAACAATATTACCAGTACCAGTTCCACTTAGCGTAACGTCAGCAACAACGACACCTGTCCAAAGCACATTTGCACCAGAAGCATCAATCATTGGTTGACGGGTTGAGACGTTAAGACGATTAACACCTGTAACCGTGACCATGTCACCAGCCTTTACGACCATGCTAGCCTGGAACGCATTGACGGCAAGCGTCTGCTGCATTGTGTCTTTATGGCTCAAATATGAGACATCCGGACTCGCTGACAAAGCACCAACACGGTCTGCACCAGCACCTGATGTGAAGGTAGATAGCGAGTTTGAAGTCAAAGCAGCCATTCCACCAAAGTTAGATGAAATCTGTGCTTTTTCCCAGGCTGTTCTAACAAGACCGTCAGACGCATTAAGTCCTGACTGCGCAGAAGCCAATGAAGTGGTTGTGAAGGGGTTCATCAGGTAGTAAGTGTCATCCGACATCGGAACACCGACAGAATCCATCAAAGCACCTGCGCCTGCAACGTCACCCCATGCATCAACGGGAGTACCGTGAGTACCGTATTTAAGAGATGAGTTCTTCAGCATATAGTCGGCAAGATCAGTTTCCAGATCGGTAACGATTCTGCGAGCCATTGGTGCAAGAATTTCATCCAACTGGTCTAGCTCAAGGGCTTCCTGAATGTTTGTCCATTCAGTCGCTACAGTGAAATAGTCCTGGACTGTGCCACTTGCTTTACCTGCAATGATGTCAGACTTCGTGGAAGCACTGATGTCACCGCCAGCGGTTCTAATGCTGTTGTAATCATGTGGACGTTTGAAATCAACTGTGCCGCCAGTGGAAGGGTTGAACCGACCAGACAGAAGTTGGGTGTTTACTGTTTTTGTGACTACGCGATTCGACTCGAATGCGTTTAGGAAGACTCGTGCAAGAGGCCTCGTAATATTGGACGATAGCGAGTTGGCCATGATAATTTTTCCTTATTCAAATGTGGCTCCTTTTGGCCCTTTTGGCTTGGGAGATATTCCCGCGCCTTGCGGCGTGTCAACAGGGTCTGGAGCCTGATTTACCTTTGGTTTAAGAGCAGCAGCCTTTGGCTTAATTTCATTGGTTATCCTGATCGCCGCCTGTATCGGTGACATACTTCTCAAGTTATCCAACTCAGTGAGATTTTGAGACAGATACTTGGTAATCAATGGACCGTGATCGTCTTCAATAATGAAGTTGACCAGTTCTTCCTGAATACCAAAATTGCTAACAGCAGCACCGGCCACCTGCAATTCTTCTGACTTTATACCCATCTTGGTTGCCCTTGATGCGTAATTCTCAATCTTACTGTTTTGTACCTCTTGCTGCGTTTGCCGGGCTTGTTCAGCCAACTGGTACTGCTGTTGTTGCAGATACTGTTGTTGTGCGTCATAAGCTGCGGCTTTACTAACGGCCTCATCCCTTTGGCTCAATTGCCGTCTGTACTCCTCATCGGAGATCGAAAACGGATCAGGCGCTTCAGGAACTTGCGGTCGCTCTTGTTTCGGAAGTTGAGCAATTGCATCTTCGAGCTGCTTATCTCTGGCGTCTAACTTTCGTTCTACTTCACGTAGCTTGAAAGTTTTTTTAGCCATAGCATCATCGAAGAGTTTCTGCTGGTCTTCGTCATACTTAACTGGTTTCTTTTGGGTTTCCCCAGCATCTGTAGATGAGTCAGAATCCTGTTCGCCTTCATAACTGGCTTCGGGATCTTCAGTTTCTACCGTTTCTTCGATTTCGATAGGATCAGTATCAATTTCTTCAACAGCTTCACCTGGTTGCATCTCGCTCATAACTTTGCCCTTAAAGGTATATTGCCGTGAATAAGGTCACGTACCTGTGCTAAGTGTAACACTGTGTTTAGTGACACAGCAATACTGCTATTTTGGCCAATTATCCAAATCTCGCAAAGCTGATTTAATTTTTATATTAGAATCATCAAACATGACGTAGTTTCTTGTGTCTTCGGCTGCTTTCCTGTTTGTGCCATCAAGGTATTTTATGCCGGGGATACCTTTGGCCCTCAGTCTAGTGGAAAGTTCCTCCGCTCCCCTGCCGAAGTTAGATTTGGCTATAGTGTTATATGCTTGAGAGCCTTTGCTTTTATCAAATAAGCCTAAAACCGACATATCAACATCGTCAACACTTTGGTATACCTCAGACATAAGAGGGTCATTTATTCTCTTTATTTCATCAAGGTAAATCTCTTTTACAGCGTTTAGGGCTTTGGGTTGATCAGCTAAAGGGACATCCCAATCAAGCATGGAGTCGGGGTTAACGTTTAGGTTTACGTTGTATAGATTTCCTGCATATTGTTTAGCAACATCGGGATTTTCTGCAAAATACAATCCATGCCCATAAGCCTGCACGCCTTCGCCAGTGCCTATTTTATCCATGCTGAATTTATCTACTCTGTGGGGTGTGCCATGCCAAGCATTGATGCCGCGCTTTTCTAGTATTTTTGTTGCTCTTAAAGCCTTTGCCGCCAGATCACCAACAATTGGGACTGCTCCAAGAAGTGTTGCCGTGGCATCAATGCCAGCATTAACATAATTACCCTCAAGCAATGATCGCCTTGTGTCGCCTACACCAGCCACATCTCCAAAGCCCGGAATAAAATCTACAACACCTGCCAGCGCGTCAGCAGTTCTGCCACGCCAGTAGCCGGAATTACCTGCAACATTACTACCACCAACCAATTCATTTAGCGATGATCTAACAGTCTCCCTGAAATCTGGGTCTAATGGATTCCAAGACTTTTCAACAGGAAGTATTTCTGCTCCGTAGAAAGAGTTACGCAATGCTGTTTGTTCTTCAGCCACCTCTAGCGATCCTTATCAGCTCTTGATCAGACAGATTGGTCATCGGATCGGATAATGCCTGCTGTTTTTTCACGT